CTCATCTAAAAGCTCAGTTCCTGCATAAGTCAATGCTTTCTGAGCAGCCAATTTTGCGAAGTAGTCGTATACCCAATTACGGAACTCAACATCCATAGTCTCAGGATTGTGCTGTCCTTTTTTCAAGGCTACACCACGGTAAGAGTTCTCTAGAACGTGCTTACAGTTTTTGAAACCCCAATTAAAAGTTTCAACAGTCATCTCTTTCTCTTGGATAGATGCTACGTTGTTGTCAGCAAATTCACAATCGTCACCTGCTACAAATGCAGATGTAGAAACATCAAAAATTGGTACGTTTACTTTGTTTTTTACACCGTCAATAAGTGTGAAGCGGTTAAGTACAGCCGCTGATTTTACCATTGCATCGATAAACAAATCTCTGCTACGGTCTCCCCAAGCGTGGTCTTGAACCTCATTAGGATTTGACCCCGTTTTTGCGTCTAAAATTCCCATTATATAATAGTTTTAAAAAATTCGTTGTTTAGTTAATTTACAAAGTATTAATAAGTTCTAGGGAAGAACTTGTTAATAAGGTTTACTTTATCAGTAGTAATCTGCTCAAAGTTGATAGTCTTATCTTCTACTTCAGCGACAACTTCTTCTGTCTGCTCTGCAGCAAATTGCTCTTCAACTTCTTGTTCGTTTACTTCTTCCTCAGCTTCAAAGTTCTCTTCTACCTCAGCAACTTCTTCAGTAGCTTCCTCAGTAGCAGTAAACTCTTCTTCTACAGTTTCCTTAACTACTTCCTCAGTAGCCTCGTACTTCTCGTCTTCCTTCATCTCCTCTTCTTCTTGAGCCATTTCGCCCATAGATTCGATGTGCTTTTGAATCATTTCGATAGCAGTCTTTAAATCTTCGACTCCCATAAACTTCTCTTCAAAAGATGTCAATGATGATAATAGAATCTCATTCTCAGATTCTAATACTTCGATACGCTCTTGGAACTTATTAGTCATTGCCTCAAATTGAGCCTCCAACTTACCAAGTTCTTTAGCAAATGAAAATTCAGTCATTTCTTCTTTATTTGTTGGTGTTATATTAGCTGCAATCTCGATAGAGAAACCATTTATCTCCCCATCCTTAATTGCATTGAATAATTCGTCAGACTCAATCTTGGCCTTTACGAATACTGTTCCGTTTGGAAGATCAAACCCATAGTCCGTAGACTTATCGTTATCGGATTCCTTCATCCAAATCTCTAGCATTACAACATCGGTAGTATCGTTCTCGTGCTGTATGCCAAATTCGTTAAACAACCCCTTCTTGGAGTAGTTGTACATTATCTCTCTAATTGTATCTTCAGTAAAGCGTACATAGTAGTAACCATTCTCAGCAGACTGGCGCAATATCTCCTTGTTAGGAATCATAATTGGGCCAACCACTTCACGCTTCTCATCGTTTGCAAACATCTCAATGCTTTGCTTAGAGAAATAAATAAAGTTTTCTTCAATAGCAGGTTTGTCTACAAGAGATATTTTATACATCCCCTGCTCAAAATCCTCTAGTGTTATATCGTATAATGGTAAATCTTTGTCCATTACTTATTTGCTTTTTTATGCCACTTAGGTAGCAAGTCGTTATCTTGTGTGTACTTAGGGTTAGAAGGATTACCATTCTTTACTAGGTACATAAATGCGTTTAATCTTGCAAGTCCCCATTGTATTGCTGAAGTAACCTTCGGTGAGTGGGATGTGTTGTATGCACCCATACCACGTAGGACAACACGCTTTGCAGCTCCAACACCAATCTTTTTATCCGGATACTTCTCATTATAAGTTCTTACCTTAGTCTCTATAGACTTAATAATCTTTGGAGATAGCTTTCCACCTTTTCCAACACCTTTAGGATTCTTCTCAGGAGTATCGCTCTTAGGTGCTTTGGGAGATTTCTTAACGCTACCATCTTCTCCTTGAGTAGCATAATCTTCTCTCTTCTTCGGTTTTTTAGCCTTGACTTTTCTATTGCCATACGGGAGGTTATCGATGTCAACACTAGCCTTAACTGTTCCTTCTCGGATTGATTTAGCCTTTTTAATCGCCCAATTAACGCCTGAAGTTCCTCCCCACCCCAGCCAAGCGACATAGCCTCGATCTTTCCAAGGCGTGTCCTTATACTTAGGGTCAATCTCAGCATTTTTTCTATGGCGGTTAAACGCAGCCATCCTGGCGATAGTATCATATGATAGTTTTCTCTTTGATGCTAATTGGTTTGCACGAGTCCACCCTATAGAGGTCATTCCTTTAACTTCCTTACCATACTTCTTCTTCCACTCAAGAACCTTCTTGGCGTTGTTAGTAGCAGATTGTGGGTAGTCGTTGTATGTAGCCATCGAATTAATTTACAATTATTTGAGTATACCTTTTACATTTAGGTATGCGTTGTCCTCATATACCTCACCATCTACACTTTTAATCACTATAGTATCCGAAGTAATTCTTGATGCAGTAAATTCCTTGAGTAAGAATTCTAAATCAGCTAGTTCACTTGTAGGAATCACCATATCAAATTCTATACTAGGACTATCGCTATGCTTAATCTTTTCATCATCAACATAGAAGTCATAATAATCAGTAGTGTTACCGCTAGTATCTTCTGCTAACAAATCCCAATTTTGAGTATTCTTGTTAAACAACCTTCCGTTAAAAACGTGCTGTACCCCTATTGGATATATCCTTTGAGTTTCTGTTTCTAATTTAGGTCTATTTACCCTTGTTAAAGATTGAGGTGTTTTAATATAAGTTGAAAACAATGGTTTATCTACATAACCAAACTTTAAGCCTATGTCTTGATGTTTTGTAAAGACATTGTTTGTAAATGAAATTTCTCTTGAGCTTACACCTCCGGAGTTTACATTTTGGCTCACTTGATTGCCTAAGTAATCACCTGCTATAGACCTATATAATACACCACTTTTTAGATTTACAATTAAATCAGATATACCTTCGGGATTTATCTCTTGAGTAGTTGAACCTGTTGTTAATCCGTCTTGATTTTCCTTATCATAGAAGTGTCCAAAGTCCTTGTTATTTATAGTGATGTTTTTAAACTTATCACCCCCTATAAGCAACTTAACAGATTTTAAATCATCGATGTATTGATTTATATTTTCTGTTCCCGACCTTGCATATTTTATAGGATCAACCCTTAATATATTTTCACCTGTAACACTATCGAATTCGTAAAATAAACCACAATTAAAACGCTTACATATCGCTAACAATATATCAAAAGGTTTTAATGTAGCGGTGTTTTCTAACGAACTTTTTACATTATAAACATCGTCATCGAAATAAAGATTGTAATCTTGATTAGCTTTAAATGTAAGGTTTAAGTTATCGTAATCGTTAGTTCCTGTAATTGTTTTTCTAAGCTCACCTTCTGTAGCATCAGCAGTAACTATAGTATTTGCGTGAACAACGTGTGCATCGTGAACAGTTACAGCAGTCACTCTTGTAACGCTTAGTGTACCACTTACAGGTTCTAAGAAGTAATTAGTACTGTATCTACTCTCACCATTAATTAATAATTCTTCACCGCTAGGTATGTATACAGTAATTTCTTGATTCCATTGTAAGGCATCGGTGTACCCTGTCTGAAGGTCATTTTGACTTGACGGGTCTAGTATAACGTATCTCGTTTTATCAATATCATCCCAAAAGTGATGACCTTGGTTTTGATTTTGATTTGTCTTTTCACTACCACCTTGTACTGCTGTAGCATCCGATGCATCAAGTTCTATAGGGTCACCATTAACATCTTCCAATCGTATTTTCTTTATAGGAAAACCATCTTCATAAACACCTAAAAACATATTAAACTTCATAGTAGATGCAGAAGGGTCTATGCTTTGAACCATCTTATCATCTTGAATCAATGGTATATCCAAAGTTAAATCGTCTATATTTGCATTAAGACTACCACTATCAAATGTGATAGCAGCGTTGAAAGACATATGTGGTGCAAAGTAACCTCTGTCTCCTGCGATAACAGATTCAAAATCTGAATTGTTTGTATCACCAGGTTCAACAGGATAGTAACCTCTTTTTAAATGATTTCCATACGCTGTTTGAGATGAGACAGGTAAACCGACATCGCCTAATGACGTATAGTTTCCAAATGTCTCAGCACCGTAGTAATAATCTGTAACCATTAACTTACCAACGGTAGGATCATCCCTCTTGAATTCTGTAAACATATCCTCATTGACACCAGCACAATAAGGCATTTGGTTTATCTCAAACTCTCTAGTATTAGTAGTTTGTTTAGCTTCCAGTTTTGAAGGTATAAGCATATGTAACTTTTCTGCCTCAAAATCGGGAATAGCCTCTGTAATATTTAATCCAAATAACGCACTATCTACCCTAGTCTCAAAACCCGAATCTGTTAAATACCTTCCTAAGTATTCTAAGAATAGCTTTACGCTAAACACAGGAACAAATCCTGTTCTATCCATACCTGCGCCATACTCCGTAAATTGTCTAGCACCATATCCAAACTTATCTAAGTCCCCACAAAAGTCTATGTAAGGAAAGATAATTGGTCTAGTGTATGAAGGGTTGGTATTTAGTGTACCTGCCTCTCCCCCCGTGGCTACAGTATCCTTAAAAGTATCGAATGTGTTGTCAGCATTGTAGTATGCTTTGTACGCAGCATTTGTGGAATTGTACAAAGTTGATAGACTTACATCCTTTAAATCGTTAATAAACTTACTTATGAAGTCTACTAGCTTGACATCTATATAAGGCTCGTTACTATTGTATTCTATAGAAGTCACATTAAGCATACCTCTTATAACTGTATTGGTAGTTCCTAATGCAGTCAGTTTAAAGAAGTAGTCTCCCTTCGGGAAATCATCTTTATCGGAAGTGTAAGGATTATACCCAAACCTATTTGCAGTTTGGTTGAGGTCAGTTAAAGGTATCTTTAATGTAGTAAAGAAAGGTAACTTTACTGAATCTACATTTAGATTGTCGTAGAAGTCAACACTATACTCAAGTTCCGAATCGGGAAATAAATCTACGGAATAAAAAGTAGTGTTGTCTGTACTTATCTCTAATTTGTAATTCATACTATCGTGTTGCGATATTAAATTCTAATGAAGACTTAAACTTGTTATTTAAAGTTACAAAAGCATCTTCACCAAAAGAAACTAAGTAGGCTACTTCATCACAAGTATCTTTAAAGACCGTCCA